AGATAATGCGCGAGTGCTTCTCTACTAAGATTTCCCATATTATAGTCCTTTCTACCGTTAACTTTTTACGGTCAGCGAACATCTCCAATTGATGTCCGGTTAATTAGTTCTTATGAATACATTTCTGTATTTAAGAGACATACTAATCACCCAGTCTTGCACATTGTTTTCGTAAGTTTTGTCAAGGTATGATGGTGTGATTCTTGTAATCTCTTCTATTTTTCGTTCTTCTGTAAGTGTTGGGTAAGATGTAAGCTTATGCTTTTCGCCATCAATCACGACTGTTTGTCGTTCCAGCCATTTACCTACACTATCAAGAAATTCCTTGATATCCGCTTTCATATTCGGAGAATCACGGGATGTCCTGTACACGATATAAAATGGGTAGTTGCAAAGCTGATTCACCTTACCTGTTACCGATTTTTTCTCCTGTGCAATAACCGCACCGGATACCGGATAGAATGCTATTCCATCATCTTCTTTCAGAGTGGAGAATTTAAACACTTCTCCGGTTTCCAATCCAGGATACTGATTCAGCAAATCTTTAAGTGCATTTGTTACAATGTCGTATCCGTCAACATCGTATTTCACTGTTTTTTTACTATCCACCGCCTGCACGTTTCTTCACTCCTTTTACCCATGTATCACAAAATTCATCTTTGGCAGGATCAAACCAGTGATCTGTCGCAAAAGGGTTTGGCTCTTTCGAGAACTGTATATCACGGTCTGTTACTACTTTTTTTGCTTTTGGCCTTGCCCACGGCGAACCAGTTTCCGGATCCACCATAACTTTTCCCATGTACAAAAATCTTGCGTTTGGACCATATCCGGCATAAACCTTTCCACTACCTTTCAAGGCTTCGTTCTGCGTATTGGTTGTATCAATCAGCATCCCATCTCTTTGCGGAATATACTTTTTTGTGCCTGTCCATACCTGTTCATCTAACCAAAGTTGAGCATCTTGGAATTGCTTTTCGAATCGATCAAGGTTCACATTCACTTTAATGTCAGCTTCAACTATCGAGATGTTCGGAAAATGAAACATTCTGCTACGTGCCATTTACTTCCCCCCTATCTCAAAATGTGGGATAAGTGTGTATGTTCCGACATTGGTGATTAAGAATACATTGTCGTGATTTTTGTTCATATAATCATAAAAGCCGCCGTCTCTCCGGCTCTGATAGTCTTCGTCTGCTATCATCTTTTCGTCATGTTCGCCCTCAATGAAAAAGTCACCGCTTGCAAATGTGACGGTATGTCCAAGTGTATCGTTAATTTGTTTCGCCCATTTTTTAGGCTCAAGATACTTTTTGTCAGCTACTACTTTTTCATCGGATGTCATGCGATACAGAACATGGAGCGTTGCCGTGTCAGCCGTATCAAGTCCTGTCTTTTCGATGTTTGCGGATTTATCAACAATGAGTTGAACACCTTTAATTACGGTCGGATACCAAAATATTTCATCTTTCTGATTCGTGTATTTGTTGAATACAGTTATAGTTTTGCTATACATTGGTATCACCTCTCGTTAATAAAACTTCTTACCGCATTTTTCACACTTCCATATGTGCCTTGTTTCTTTTATCCCGTTTCCGATATCTTCCAGATACGTTCCGGCATGGATTTTCTTTTTGTGTTTGCAAAATAATCTTTTAATAATTCCCATTGTTCAAATCCCTCTATATAGCAAGTACACTCCGTTATCATCGGTAACGTTAAAAAGATAGCTGACTGCTGCTTCAAGAAGTATCCTTTTTTCTTCTTGCACATTGGTAGCTGCTACGGTATACCGATTGCTCTGGCTGTTCCCGTTAGCGTAAGATATGCTTTCGTTCCCAGAAGAAACAGAAGAGACGGCCTTGTTTACGACCGTCCCATCTTCTCTCTGTATGGTTCCTATGGCATCCATAGAAGCTTTTTTAGATTGATCTATCTTATACATTTCATCAGCTACTGCACATACAGCTTTTTGAACTTTTGTTTCTGCTCGCTCATTTTCTGGAAGTCCATCGACAAGACGATCCATCGTGTAGCTATCTACGCAGTCACTGGCTCGCTCTGCATATTCACGAAATTCACTTTCTGGAATTGTTTTTCCAAAAAATTTTTTTGTATAAAACTTATAATCTGTGTACGCCATAGTGTTTCACCTAATTTTCCTGTTTACTAGAATTTGATCTGGCTTTAGTTTTTCCAGCTGAAATTTCTTTATATTTTTGCGGATTGTTTTCCATCAACTGAGCACTCGTTTCATGCTCGGTCGATAAGATTCTCCCTGTTTCCAAGTCTTCAAACTGTCTCATGCTTACTCACCTTTCTTGTTTTTAAATATAAGGTCAGGCATTACAGATTTGGTTCCGTAATGGTAGAAGAGTTCAATGCCATATGCTTCTGAAAGAGGAATCTTCTCAGCACTGTATGGTGTGGATTTAACAGGCTGTGCGATAGATCCATCAACCATTACGATCACATCAACGTCTGTCGGCATGTGCACGCATGAGAATGTTTTTACGCCATGATAAGCGTAAAACTCTTCGTCGGCTACGCCAACGCCCGGCACTGTAACCTTGTCCAGATATGTGCGGATTTTTCCATAGAACTTTGGTGTGCAGATCATGTTCATCATAGAACGTGGTACTCCGTCCACATATTCATTCTTGGTAGTTTCGCACTGCTGAATCATGGTTTCAGCCTGTTCCTCAATAGCTGTGATACCTGTCAAATCAACTTCTGTCGCATCTGTTCCGGCAACTTTGAAGAACTCAGTGTCGAGTTCTGCGATCATTCTAAGTGCATGGTTCGCTGTTCTTTTTGCGATAAGTCCCTCTACTCCGAGAAGAGATACGTCTTTCTGTTCAACCTCTTCTACGATTTCCTTATCAACGTTAATCGGAATCGTAACCGGCTTTCCTTTTACTCCATCCCCCTTAGCTGCACCTCTGGCAGTTCCGTAATTCTTAGATGTCGCATTTGCGAATCGTTTTGCTTCTACGGTTCCGGCTGACGGATCACCGGAAAGTTCGGTATTCTTCATTTTTCCAGAAATAGTGTTCTTCTGGACGTTTTCAATGACCTTTCCGTACTCTTCTGCAAGAAGCATTTTTCCGGTTGGGTCAAGTAACATATTTAACGATGTAATTCTTGTTGTTTCTGCCATTTTTGTTCTCCTTTAATTCTTTAAGGTCAACGGCTATCTCCTATTGATAGTCGGTTCACAGTATGGTTTTACCAAACAGTTCCAGGAACAAACGGCTCTGCTTTCTGTTCACTTCCACCTTTTTCTGTAGGTGTAGTGAATACTGGTGGTGTCTTACCATCAGCCACGAAAGCATCTTTCTGAGATTCTTTCAATTCTTTCATGTAATCATCAAGACCAAGAATCTTTTCGCCCTCACGTTTCAGGCCTTTATCCTTAATCATGTTGATAATGCCAGTCTTGGCAAAATCAGAACTGAATTTTTCGCCCGCAAGAGCCTTTGTCAGAACGTCATTGAAGTCTCTTTCTTCAATCTTCTGGTTGTACTCTTTTTCACTGGCATCAAGCTTGTCTTTCCATTCTTTTTCTGCATTCTCAGCTTTCGTCTTCCACTCATCACGTTCTCTTGTGATCGCATCGAAGTCTTTACCTTCGAACCCGTCCAAAGTCTCTTTCGCTGTTTCATACTGTGTTTTAAAGTTGTCACGTTCCTGTGTCAGAGTTTCTACTTTTCGTGTCTGCTTATCATAGTCAGATACGCTTTTGTAATTCTCTTTCACTGCATCTTCGATTGTCTTTTTCTGCTCATCTGTAATTTCAAGACCAGCATCCTTGATAATCTGAATAATATTTTTCATGTTGCATATCCTCCTCAACGTCTCTTATTAACCGCTTCGTCTGCGGTAGGGATTCAGACAGATGAACCTCTGTCGGGGTAATCGGGATACACGGAATCGAACCGTGGACATAAGTCTTTTTTCAAAGAGATGATTGTGACTTTTGTTCTACCATTGAACTATATCCCGTTAGTGGTTGGTGCAAGTGTTCCCTCTATACAGTTCCAACCACTGTTACGGCTATTTGACGGTCAATCTGCATATTGTTCCGTAACTAACTCTATACAGAAAAAGGATAGCCGGACATGAATCCAAGCACCATACTGTGCACTATCCTTTGCGGGATGAAAATTTATCATATTATATCTTTAGGAGGTAACATAAGATGACGGTTCCCTAAGTCCGCAACCTTAGGGGAAAGCCTAACGGGCGTTTGACCGCCCTTTAATCAGCATTCCGCTATTAGGCTTTATTGAAAGGAGGTGTATCAAGTAAGAAAAGAAAATATCCTATGTGATTCACCGTATATATCGTAACATTAATATATATTGTACTCCGTACCCATGTTTTTACATTTCCGCAAGCTTCTTGATTTGCCTTTGAATTTCTTTCCGTTCTTCCGCAAAATCTGAATCCATCACCATAGAGGAAAGCATGTCGTACACTTCTACCATAAGTTTTCCGACACTTTCCATCAGTTTGTCTCTATGTGCCTGATCTCCGTTCTGCTGATACATCTCTTTCGCCATAATGTACTGGTCATATAGTGCATCAATGTTTTTGTCGTACTTTCCGTTACTGTACTTCTTGATAAGGTTTTCCGATGCATCCGCAATCATCCCTGGTACGCTTTCACATTCCAAAGATTTCATATTACATAATGTAGATGTAATCATGTACATTGCCTGTAAGTTAGACATATTTAAGTCTTTCTTTGCAGATGCTTTCTCACGTTCAAGCTGTTCTTCCAAAATCTTTTTGATCTCGCTCATTTATTACACCTCGATTCCTTTCATTTTCTTTTTGTATTTGTCGTGAATCTCCGATTGAATTTCTGTGATGTATACCATGTCGTATCCGGTAGATATGAGGTCGTTAATCATACATTCTACAGTTTTTAATTCTTCGCTTACATCCTCTACCAAACATTCCACAAACATAGCATCAGCCACATGACCGTTTTCTCTTAGCGTGTGTGCGTACTGTTCGTACACTTCCTTTGTTTCGGATTCCCAATTGTGGTACTCGACAAATCCATCTTCTACGGCTTTCTGCTTTGTGCTTTTCCCAACGCTTAAACGTTTGGCCGTTCGCCACGCATCCGGGATAACATTTACTTTTCCATCAAATTCATCATCAATAAGCTGATTGTGATGGCTTATAAAATATCGGCACACTTTCCTACGTTCCAAGCTTTCCGCAATGTGCTGGTACTCATGCATCCGCTTAAAGCCTTTTAAGCCAAGGAAATCAAAGTAGTCCGCAAACTGCCCGTGCATCATGACCGCTCCGATAAACCGTTCATTGATTTCGGAAAAGATTTCTTTCGGAGTTTTAACATCTAGGTTGCTTTTAAAATCAATCATAGAAACTCACCCCTTTTCTATGAGAGCTTTTTAATGATGATATTCGCATCCTTAACCAATGTGTCAACTGTGCCAACGTTGCCAACCGATATAGTGACGCTACTTCCGGCCGGAACTGCAATCAATGTAGCTGCACCGACATTCTGATACACATTTGCCGTTGCTACTGTATAGTCCATTTCCGTACCAGAAACCGGTTCCCCGTTCTGTTTGATAGATAACGCTACCGCTCCTATTGCAGATGCCGTAACGTTTCCGTTAAACTCAACTTCGACCGCCATTGGCAGATTTCCACGGTTTGTGATTTCAAAAAGTCCACTGCCGTTGTCATGTGCAAGCCACCCTGTGTTACAAGCACATCTACGGCTTTTCACTCTTGTTTCTGTAAATAATACATTCTGATTTGTTGCTACTGTCTGAGCATTTTTAGCAATAGAATTTAACATATTTTTTCTCCTTTCTTAAAAAAGAGAGCAAGCGCATGCCTACTCTCTTCGATCTTCGCAAGACTACTTTTTCGTAGATATGGATTCTTCCAACATGCTTATGATTTTGTTTTGGTTTTCAATTATTTTCAAAAAGTACTTACTGTCTTGTTCGTGCAAGTGTTTTTCGATGTCGGAATTACTCGCCTGTGATAAATCACTGTTAAAATTCGCCATCTGCAAAGCAACCCCGTACACTGTTAGAAAGTCAAGTAGTGATATGTCATTCACTTACATCACGTTCCCACTTGCACAGCAACCATTACCAAATGCGTTATACGCAAAGTATGGACTGCAAGACATATAAGCCGGTTTTGGTGTCGGTCTCACTGCATCAATAATGTTATTGGTCTGTGATACCTGTGAAATCTGCCAGTATGCTGTCTGCAAATCTCTGTCACGATCAGCGAGCTTGTCTCTCAAGTTCTGAATCGTGTTATCCTGGATTAACTGGCGTGTAGCCTGTCCATCTGCTAAGATGCTTTCTTTGATGTCACAGCAACACTGTGCCATCTGTGCCTGCATGTTCTGTGCCTGTAATGCCGCATCATATCTACTCTGTAAGATTTCTTTCTGTGTGTTACAGCAACACTGAGCCTGCTGAGCCTGTAAGTTCTGCAAGCCGAGCTGTGTGGTATAGCGGTTCTCTAATACGTCTCTCTGTGTCTCGCAAGCTGTGTTGGACACATTCTGATTTGTGTTAAAGATATCTCTTTTCACGAATTCGTCAGAGACAAAAGCGTCATGTGTTCCGTTGTTGTTTCCCCATCCGTTACCGCAAAACAGGAAAGCAAGAATGATAATCCAGAACCATCCACCGTCACCCCACATATTTCCATCGTTGTTTCTTGTGACTGCTGCTACATCGGCAGCACTAAGTGTGTTTAATCCCTCGTTCATGTTGGTTCTCCTTTTCTTTTATTTATCAAGACGTGTGCACTCCGTCCGGATATCACTTTATTTTATTAATAATGTCGTTTGGATTCATGCCATTTTGCTGGCACATCTCCATAAATACATCTTTCGGGTTTCTTCCTTGGCACATATCCATAGCCTTTTTGATGTTCGGGTTGCTCTGCGCCATATTCTGCAACATTGCTCCGGGATTCTGCGTGTTCTGCACCATCCCCATCATTTTTTGAATCATTCCGAATGGACTGTTGCCACCCGGCATACCGCCCATCATTCCCATTAACGGATTACTCATGCGTCAGCTCCCCTTTCTGTTCTTCCGGCTGAGGTTTCAATGTATCCAGTAATTTGTTGAATTCTTCTCTTGTCACGTACTTAGCGTCCATATTTTCCACTACAGGTTGTGGATTGTTCGCCTGTACCTCATGGAATTCAAAAGCTTTAAACGTAACACTTCCCACACTGTCTACGGATTTCACGTAGAAGTACGGTGCATTGTTATCCATCATCCAAGCCGTTGTTCCCGGCTGTACAATCTGATTCCTTGCCCCGTCAATTCCGGCTACCTGTATCCAGTTTACATTCGGCTGTGGCTGTGCCTTGTATTGCTGTTGAGCCTGTGATAAGTTGTCTATCCGTTGTCGTAATGCCATCTGATCTTGCATATAAGCATCCTGTGGCATGTACGGTGTATATGACATATATGGATTCATACTCATACCTCCTGTAAATTAGTATTTATTGTTCTCTATGCTTTCATTTTACGCATAAAAAAGAGACCTTAACAGTTCGTTAAAGTCTCTAAAAAGTATCACTTATTCTTCTGTATGACAGGTGTTTGTAATCTTTCCGTACACATCCTCATACAGCTCCTGTTTATCCCCACTGTATGTATACTCAGCATAGATACCATCACCGATGGTGTCTGTTGATGCAAGGCATTTGTAGTTCTGTAATGTCTTGCAACTCCATACAATAAATACATTGCTTAAGTCAATTGTTTGAACATCATTAGGTCCCTTGTGAGGTTTGTCGCTCTTGTTGTACCATTCTACAAGTTTCTTTTTACACACATTCTGAAAGTGATTCATTCCTGTGATAATCATAATTAATCCTCCTACTCTGCAAATACCCAGTCTTCTACAAGCATATCTGTCTGAGACGGTGTCCACGGCACTTTATTTTTAGGCGCATAAGGATTTTCTGTCTGTAATCCAGTAGTGTTGATATATATGAACGAATGCGTCATATAATTGAATGCTTCAATAGTTGTTCTTGCTGTAACTCTGTCGTATTCTTTTACTTCTTCACTTAGTTCAGAATACGGAATCATATCCGGGTGATCTGTAACTCCCTGTTTTTTCTTTTCTTCCCACCATGCGTTATGCACTGCTTCTGCAATAGTTTCAAGATTGACTTCTGGCGAATACATTTCCAGATAGATTCCTTTACCATTCCAACCTTTACGAGCTACCTTAAGTCCTCTTTTCAGATAACGGATAGCATCTCCAAATCCAAATGTTGACTGACCACCGAGAACACCACAATTCTCTTCATCAGCAATCATCCAATCATCTCTCTGCGTGTGCATGAAAGTATATTCTACTCTCTGCGTTTCACGGATATCAAGAACATCTCCCTGTCCTTTGTCGGAATCCTTTGGTCTGCAATGAATCATAATCGTCTGCTTATCATTATCCCAACACCAGTAACCATTCCATCCAGGCAATTTTACTTTCGCACCCTGTTTCATTAATTCAAACGCTTCTTTAAAAATCATAATTATTCCTCCACTAACTCAAATCTGTACTTCTGCTTCACATCCGGGTATTTCTTCCTGTCTACCTCGCTAACAAACATTCCGTAAGGTCTGCACCACACGCCATTAGAGCATTCATAAACTACCTTGAACTGTCCCGGCATTTCGCTATCCTGTGCAATATACAGGACTTTTACTGTCTCTCCCTTAAAGTGCCTGTACACCTGTCCGGGTTCAACTTTTCTATTGCTCACTGTCGGAGGTTCGTCATTGAAATACTTCTCGCATTCTGCCAAATCACAGTTCTCTCTCATGAGTGGATGCTTTTCATCCAGCTTCTTAATCTCTGCTTTCTGTACGTGAATGTGCTGTCCTACAAGTGGAAATCCACAGCCGTAAAGCATTTTCGCCTTAATGTGGTGTGGTTCAAGTCTGCCTGTCGGGTCTATGAGATATCCACTTATTTTAAAAATCTTAGGTATCATACAATCACCTCTCCAATCTTATAATTGTGTGAAATTCTTTTTCAGATAAGGCACTTTCAGTCACGAGCCAAAGGCTATCGTCAGCAATATTCCTAGAAGCATATACTTTAAATAAAAGTCCAGAAACAATAACATTTTGGCATTTATTTGTCATTGACAAACCATCAAGACTTTTTTTAGGGACAACAAACGACAGCATATATGTACTTTCTGCCCCAGTTAAGAGTTTTTGATAGTCCATGTGCTCAGAAATAATTGTTTCCCCGGTAGAATAAAATTTAATATTCCACCCAATACGGTTTTTGAGATTAATCATTTCATCTGCCGTAATGTTCGGCGTTTCATCGACTACCGTTTCCTCTGCCGGATACATTTCCCAATCTTCCGCAAGCATATCTTCTTGTGTTGGTGTCCAGTTTGGCTGAAAGCTTCCTTTTCGTGTGTAACTCATAATGCAGTCAGAAAAGCATTCTTCTTCTGGTAGAATTGCAAGAAACGTATTCGTTGTTAAACCTTTGTTTTTTCCAATAAAAATAAACTGTTTTCTCCCATTAAAAAAGTTTTCTTTCCATACATTGCGTGTAACTTTCTTTCCTTTTTTCATGCATTTTATGGCTTCTCCGAAGTTCATACCTTTATCCCCTTTCAATCATATAATCATCCATTTGTACCTGTAATTTTGTTGTGCTCTTCTTCAGATATCGGTTTTGCTCCAACTAAGCAAAATGTATTAGTTTCAGTTCTTGGTCCGTAATATGCTTGGAAATCTATTTTTTCTGTATGGACATCCGAAAAATCCTCAAAAGGTTTTACAAATTCAGCAGTTTCAAAAATAGGAATATGCGCTGTATGTCCATGCTTATATTTGTTTCGTCCTTTTTCGTCAATAATCAAACAAGCGTTAAAATTTATTTCACAAAACCCAAGTACGCCCGATACTTCTTGACCAGTTGCTTCGATGTGCGCTTTACAAGGTTTTACATCTTCAAGCCACATACCTATACCACCCTTTCAATCTTATCATTTACTCTTCTACTCAATCTTTTGACCGTAGACACACTCACATTCATTTCTTCCGCACAGTCCTCTAAAGGCATAGCTTTAGCACGGAGCCGGAACAGTTTTAATTCATCCGATGTGAAGTTGCATTCTAACTCAAAATAGTCAAGTTCTGGTCGTGTAAAAGAGTATATTTTCATAATTCCTTTGGTTTCTTGTCCGTCATAGCATTTACAAGCTCTTCCCGAGTTTTTTTTAAACCCTCAATGTTATTCCCTGTGATTTTGTTTTCGATCAAATTAAACATACTTCTCATTAATAGATTCATATCATCCCTCGTATTCCTTATGTTCTTATAATCGTTATCAAGTTTCTGATTAATCCCTGTGATAGATGTTTCAATGTTCGTTATTCGCTTTTCAATCTGTTCTATACGGTTGTCCTGTTTTTCTTTTGGTGCTTTCCATGATTTGTACCACCCGGAAAGCACCGCAGCAGCACCACCGATAACAGATATAGCACCGCATATAGCAAGTATCTGTGTTATTAGTTCCATATTCACTTTTCCTTTGAATTGATATATCTCTGTGCTGCTTTTGCTGATCTCACAGCCTGTGACCTATCCCACTGTGCTACCCGTAGCCGTTCCGAATATTCTTTAAGGTCGTTTTCTTTGCAATAATCACGATAATGCTTATTTTGCCGTCTCAGTACCGCTGATTTTCGGTCATACATCTGTTGCAATTCGAATTTAAGCTTATCATCTCCGCTTGCATCTATAGCAGTCTGCAAATTCTGAATTTCTCTCTTGCTGTTGCGAATGCGTCTTTCCATAAGCCGTTGCTTTTTTGCACGCTCTTCCGCTTTGATATTGTCTTCACTAGACAGGTTGATATCTGCATACGGATTGTTTTCACCGTCACCGGATCCGAAAGAGTGTCGGCAGTTCACGCCACACAACCCTGTCACCGTTCCGTAACCTGTTGATGTTCGGAAATCCGGGAACCTATTGTCTTTGCCTGTCCGGGAATAGAATTTTCCTTGCCACCAAAAGTGGTTCGTTGGATTGTTACCGCCATCACCAATTCGTGCGCCCACATGTGCAGATACTAAGATGGTATCCCATTCCAATTCTTCCATTCGCTTTAGTGCGATTGCTCCGGCACACTGGCTTATCCCTGTGCGGACAGTCATCATTGTAGCTGATTCAATGCTCATTTCTCTACCGGACGGATACGAAACCTTGACACCTTGCTTTACAATCCTGTCAACAGCATTTCTGACGGCTTGTGTATATGATACCACACCGCTTGATGCCATGCGGTAAGCGGTGTCTACCTCTTTCAGAAACAGCTTCTGTGCTTCATCTGCCGTTGTTCGTGTAAGGTTTCTCCATTCTCCGCACGTAGCGTTATAATCTCTTTCCAGTATTCTGAGCAATGTCGGAGATTGCAACAAGGGCGTAGGTGATAGTCCTACCGCCCTATATATCGCATCGTCTCTCTCGATAGCTTTTATACCGGCTTCTTCAAATGCACTTTTCAGCTCGTTCTCTTGCTTCTTCGTTTTATCAGCAATCTCTTTTTGTATGTCTTCCAGTAAGTAGCCGGATTCCTGTAGCACCTGTATCTGCCACCTGTCCGTAGCCGTAAGGAGATAATCTTCCCCACGTCCTATACGTACCATTATGCGCTCAACGATCATGTCCATGATGTTCCGATGCATATCAGAAGATATCTTTTCCGCCCCCTCGGTCACACGAAAGAGATATTCTGGTGTAAGCATTATTTGTCCTTTCTGTTTGAAATCTTCATTGCCAGAAGTAGAAAGACACAGATTACAATAATATTAATCGTACTTGTTGCCATGATTATTCATCCTTTCCAATCTGCTTAATAATCTGATTGACGTATGTACTCAGTCCGGCTACCATGATACCTTGTACTACAGACGTGAACAGTGCCATAAAAACATTTTTCATGCTGTCCAAATCGCAAGTTGCTGTTACATACATTCCGCAAATAATAATTCCAATACCTCCGAGAGAGAGTGGAATGTCTTTATCCTTAATTCTCTTTGAACTTTTCATCCATTTCCCAAGAAAATACAAGGCAAAAGAAACCACCATTAACTCCGGCTTTACATAACTAATAATCTGTTCCATTTTTTAGTCCTCCTTTACAGACATTATCATTTATCTTTCGGATTGACGTGTCCCCTTACACCTCTTCCCATCCATACACGCCCGGCTCCCAGACGTTGTTATCCGTGGTGCTCTGCCATGTCTTGCCGTTGTGCGTAACCTTGTCGCCCTTGGCATATGGATTCGTGCTGTCCGGCTGTTCCCACTCAGGGATAACATTTTCATCCGGAATAAGTACCTTGGCGAACAAAGACGGCGCATCCGGTGGTATCCAATCTGCCTGACTGGTGTGTGCGGTAAGTACCTTGTAGATAGTGCCGGAATACTCCAATCTCTTGCCGACTTCGTAAGTCTTCCCGACTTCCCACTTCTCTACAAAGTCTGGATACTTCAATATCTGTTCATCGGTCATCGTGGCGGTCTGGTTCTCTAACAGTTTTCGTAATTGTTCTGCCTGTTCCCTCGTCATCACATCACCCCCATGATTATATTGAGTGCTTCTTCTGCACTTAAGTCCGGCTCTGGATAGACTGGATCGTCCGTAAGTGTCCACGTCTGAACTATCTTGTCTCCATCTTCCCATCCAGATTCGTAGTGTTTGCCCTCTACTACCTCTGTAGGCATATCTACGTACACCACCTGTTTATATCCTAACTGTTCCAATTCTTCCGGCAGTGGATTGTTAATTGTTTTGCCATCCAAAGTAATGGTTTTTGGTGCGCTCCTTAAAAATCCGTTTTGTAATTTTGCATACATTTTTTAATCACCTCCTTATCCCCATTTTTCTATTTTCAACCAAGACCCTGCTTTTAATTTGTCGTTTGCTGAATTAATTCTGAATCGCTTTATAAGTGTTTCTCCATTTGGTAATGCCATTCCTCCTGCTACTGTATTTTGTACATTAGCACCAACAGAAACTTTTGGATAGCAAAAAGCTGTGCTTATCGCATAATTCCCTACAACTCCAAGTTCAAATAAAAGCGGTCTAAATTCTGTTGTAGTAGATGTTCCCATATTGAAGAAATTTTCATATGCATCTTTCGCAATATTAAAGCGAAGTCCTGTATTAGCTGTTACGGTCGCAAGCATTGCTGTCACTCTAATTCTTTCCGCTTCAAATCCGTCTACATATAGTGCATCACCATCATTCTGTGCAACTACTGTTTTTACTTCTTTCCAGCCCATCTCTTCTACCTCCTGTGCCTTTGCCATCATCATTCGCCGTCTTAACATATTAGCTCACACTCCAATTCTGTGATGTAAGTAATCCCTCTAAGATTGATACCTCATAGATTTTGTTAGCATCTACCATAAAGCTCCCGATATTCACATTGGATGGATGTACCACCCTTGTAGCTGTAGAGCCGGAACGAAAGATGAAATGCACCTCTCCTGTTCCCTTTATGGTGTAAGTAAGCGACTCCATCTCCGGGAATACATAGAGCTTGTTAGGTTCGAACGTTACCGTGTTGTCTGTAGCAAGTTTTTCTATTCTTTCGATGCCACCTGTCTCGATTGTGATTGCAATGGCTTCTGAACCATCGTAGATGTGTGCTTTACCGCCATATGTGATGGTTAAGGCTTGTGGGTTTGGAAGATTGGTTGGTACTGTAGGAATTGTTGGCTTTCCTTTTAAGTCTTCATAGTTGCCAGAAAAATTACTCTTGTCATTCCAACTATGTTTCTCTTCCTTTGTAACAGTTTCGTGTTCATCGTCCGCTGTCAGTTCTGAAAGTTTCGATGGAATCACTGTCGTACTCGGAAGTGCTCCGACTTCTTCTGCGGTATAAGTAGGCTTTTCTTCCGCTTTTGCCCATTCTGGTACCGTTGGATCTGTTTCTTCTATAGGATTCTTTTCCAGATAGCTTTTTACAGATTTCTCTATCTGCTCTTCGGAAATAGGCTCTTTCTCCAATGTGTCTACTCTGGATATAAGGTCAAGAATGACATCGGCGTGAGTCTCTTCGATCTCTTTATCCGTGTCTATCGTCTCTTTGGCCTTCCCGGTAGCCGGACTGGTTCTGAACACTTCTACTTTATCTTTATTTTTCGCTTCTACCGCAAAATATATAGATGTATCCTCGTTTGCATCAAAGATGTGTTGTTTTAGCTCCCATGAAAAAGTGATATTCTCCCCGTCTACCTTCACATCTTTTACGGTATATTTACCCGGCAATCCTTTTGCAGTATAGTAATTTACGAAAATGTAACAATCAGACAGGTCGACATTATCTCCTACGATTTTCGGACATTTGAAATACTTTCTTTCAATATTGCCCTCTCCGTACACTCCAAAAAGTTGTTCGCTTTTGGGGATTGTAATTTTTCTTGTTGATGGGTCTATGATAAGATATTCCATTTTGGTTCACCTCTTTCCTATTCTTCGTACAATCCACTGTCCGGCTTATTCTGTTCCTGCGCTTCTTCAATCATTGCTTTCGCTTCGCTTTCGGTCATTCCCTCGAATTTCACAAAATACATCCATGCCGGAACCTTGCCCTGTACCACATAGTTCCACCACCGTGCACGATCATCCTCTAAGTTATATACAAGGTCTTCAAAATCACATGCAGTTTGGTAATTCGTTGCCGGGATAGTTCCGTTTGCTGTCCCGACTGCATACAGGATATAGATGATTCTGTGCAATACTCCATCATGGTTCTTTCCGTCCAAAATGTTGCGGAATGCCTGGATGGTATGCAGTGTACGTCTATCGTCAGATTCTACCTGTGTTGCTGTCTGTATGCCCTGATTCTGATCGAAAGAGAAATATCCATTTGAGAATCCGCATTTATATCCGATGACAGATAGCAAGAAGTTTATCCCGGCCACACGCTCAGTTACTAATAACGTTGGAACGTGCTCTTTGATGCTGTCTTCGTTCGCTCCCATTTCGATACCCTGAATAAATCTTGGCAATTCAATGGAATATTTGCTTGCATATTCAATAGCTGTCTGCGGTACATAGGTAATATGCCTACTGTCTTCCGTTTCATCTCCCATCATGTTTAATGCAATGTCAAGCCATCTTAATTCCTCAATGCATTCCGAAAATGCCGGAACAGCCAGCGGAGATTCCTTGTCAATCGCATTTGCGTAAGGATTTCGCCAGTAGACAAACAGCGGATATTCTAAACCATGCACGTACACTTCCGGCTCAATGTCTTTCCATTCATCTACCCTGTCAAGCGTAATCTCTGTACCGATCATATCTTTGTTATCTGATTTGAAAGCCTTACTGGATATATGGTATACACGTTCCAGTCCGACATCCTCAAATCTGTGATACTCAGCTTTTGTGTAGTATTTGTCATCTTTCTTAAGGTAAGAGAAGAAGATAGCTGCTAACGCATCCCCGTCTGTGTTGGTGTCTGTAATCAAAAAGTAATCCGGATCCAAAAACTCTACATCATCACCGTTGCTCTTTACCATCATCCCACAGGTCGCACAGCTTTCCTCTTGTTTCTCCTGTAACGTATTCATTACGCTATCAAATTTCTTTTTCAGTTCATTATTCCCTGTAATCTGTATATCTGCATTGAACAGTGTGAGGTTCGCTATCTCACGGCAAATCACGTTTGAAAACCTTGTCGGCTTTATCCTCCCGGTACACCAATACGGAATACCAGATCGCATGTCTTTATACTTCGACAGGGCAGTATCCATACCAGATGACCGCCCTGTTTCTATTCCGAATATTTTTTTTACATCGTTTGTTTTAAACACTTTATCCCACACCGCCTTTATCTTGTCTATAATTCCCATCTACTCACCTTTTCCTACGCACTCTGTCCACGTCTCATAGATATCGGACTAGTAGCATATCTCAATGCATCAATCCAGTGGTCGTTCCCGTCCGGATAATCTGCTATCACTTCACCATTGCCATCTCGCTCATGCTCATACTCTATAACCTCTTTGTACAGTCTTGGTGTCCGTCTTGGGTCAATCACCAATGTACGGCATTGTAGCCACTCAAACGTATACTTCCGGCTACCCGGTGTCACGATTGCTTTACGTGCCGGAAGTCCGGCATCACGAAAGTCAACAATACTCTCTTCCTCATCCACTCCACAGTAGATAGCGCAATCATCATATCCCTTTTCTTTTATCTGTCGTGCCATCTCGCTGTTCCTTATCTTGCAACCGCCCAATTCATCCAATGCGTATACTTTCTGTTGGTTCGGAACATAAGCAACACGTAAAAACGCCTTCGGATCTGGAAACCATCCCCAGTCCTCGCCCTGGTAGATAGATTGCATCCTACTTATCTCTTCATCTGTAATCTCTCTAATCTCCAATAGTTCAAAGATATTTGTGCCAAGTCCTACAGGGATTCCAAGATATTCATGCTCATAAGCTCTCGGATTCGTTGCTTTTAGATACTCAGCATCATCAATGAATTGTTGCCCTAGCCATTCTACCGGAACAGATCTATAATCGCTTTTGTGCCTTAAGCTGTCCGCTCTCGGCTCTGCTACGTACTTATTCGCCCAGTTGCTGTTGCTGATCGGTGGATTGAACGATTTAAAAACTACGAATTTTTCGCCACCACGAAGAACAGACTGTTGTGTCATTCGTACCTCTTCCATTCCGGCAAATTCGTCCAATTCCTCAAACCAAAGGTATTTAAAATATCCCTTACTAATTTTTATGGATTTCGTCTTTTTTGCCTTGTCTAATCCACGGAAGATTATCTTCTGCCCTGTCGGCTTATACACATATTGCATAGGACTTAAGCTTGATGTCCATTCGTCCGATGCTCCAAGTGCATCTATTCCCCATGCGATCTGTTCAAATACCGATTCTCTTAGTGTATTCCCGACTTTTCGGAACACCACTGCATTTGAGTGTATGCCATTCATTGCGTCTTGCATCATTCCAAGTGGTATCTCTGTACCGACAAAAGAAGATTTAGTCGAACCTCGGCCACCGGACAAATCATAATACGTATGCTTTCCGTCTATGATATCCCAATGTACACCGTAAAAAGCCGGAGCTATCACATCTGTAAGCTTAATCTCCCCCATCTGCGCCCTCCGGCCTTGGAATGTTATTTATGATTGTGATTCCACCGGTTTCTTTTTCTTCTCCATCGGCTTTCTCATACCATCTCATGAGTTCACGCCCTGCAGACAGGCGGTCGGATATAGCAGTGTCAAGGTCAAATTGATCTTTTACTTCTCCACGCATCACAGAAGAGAAGAACTGGATTACTTCTTCAAGGTCGGCAGTCTTCTCGCTTTGAATTTTCTTCATTTTTTCTGCAATATACTCTTTTGCGTTAGCATTTGTTAGCAGTCTGCTTGCATTTACCCTCGCTGCTGCATCACTTTTTACGCTCTTGTACACTGCTTTATATGCCCTTGTCCTGTTTAGGTCGATAAGGTATTCATCACAAAACGCTTTCTGCTTCGGAGTAAGTTCTTTTCCTTTCGACATCTACCCACCCTCTTCCATATATCCATCCATGCTACTCACCGCCCTTGCCTGTTCTACACAGTTTCTTTCTGAGGTTACTGTACCTGTCTGTAATGACATCCAGTGCAATGTTGAGCGCTTGTATTGTTCCGTTCTGTCTGTTGTGTTCTTCTACCAGTCTCTTATTCTTTGCAATAAGTTCCTGTACTTCGCACAGTGCCCGTTCTTCGACAGCCTTTGCGTCTTCTACCTCTTTTTTCAGATACTCATTCTTTTCTTTCAGCTTTTCATTCTTTGTAATCATGTCACTGAGTTTCTTCTGCATTTCTTCTTTAATCATGTTTTCTGTTTTTTCCGCATAAGTCTCAATCATTCTTTCACCGCCCTCCATATATCGTTTAAACAATTTACAATCTCTATCTGTGATGCTGTTCGGATAATTTCATAATCATAATATTTCCATTCCCCGTTTTTCTTTCTTTCTAGCACTCTAGTAGATAGGATGTACATGGTGATAAGTCTATTTTGCTCCACAGAATAAAACTGACTTGTCCCCATCTTTATAACTAATCCTTTTTGTAGTATTGCTTTCTGTAACTTCTTGGCAATGCTATTTAGATTTGCCATGCTATCTACCTCCAGAACTCATTTACCATGTCAAATATCATTCGTTGCTGATTCTCATAATTCATATTTTCTTTATACATAAAAATAGCACTTCTGACGATAATTACATCTTACCGTCAGAAGTGCTATTTCATTGTCCCCGTTATATAGTTTTATTTCTTTTTCGATACTTATATTTTACCATAAAATGCACATTTTTTCAATGTTTGGTTGCTCTCTGTTCATTTCTTTGATATTGACTTTTTATCTTTTTTATATTAATATATATCTATCAGCAATCTTTGTTGATTCTCACGGTTCCATGATTTTCGTGAGTGTCGTTCCAGTCAATGGTGGAACGTTGAGTTAAAAGATGTTAGAATTTAAGAAGAAATTCAGAATCTAGGTATAGCTTTTAGCTATGCCTTTTTTCTTTCATATTCATTTACCCATTTCTTGTATTCTTCCGGCAATTCTTCTTGATCCTTTAAAATCTGATATGCCCAAGAATCACCCTCGTAAATCATGAATTGTAATGTGTGAATAATTTTCTGAGACGCAATGTACCCAGGCGCTATCGTTGGCATCCCGTCCAATTGCTTCGGTGTTGCCATAAATAATTTCGTTTGATCTGCCGGATTGCGAATCCCCTTAGGGTACTTGTCTGGTATATAATCTGGTTCTCCTGTAATCCCGCAAACACCATTCTTCTCGAGTGTAGAAATATAATAATCTCTCCACTGCGTGCTTATAGTTCCTCTATCCATTAATCCGGCATAGACTACTTCATCCCTATATCTCGAATTAAAAAGCATATGTGTCTCTTCCTTGGTTAACACAGAAAAGATTATCATAAGTTTTTCCTCTGATGTATCTAATTTTTCAGAAACTGGTTTGATATCGTAGCGTATAGTTCTTTTGCTCAAGTATTGGTATACGCTCTTCGCTACTGGATCATCTACGCTTTCTATATATTCCCTCAACTGCTCCATATATGCTGCATGTCGTTTTTTATATTGTGGATAGTCTCCGCATACATATGACATATTGTCGTGAATCGGGTGTGGTGCTATCCCAGATGTCCTACTTTCTGAATTGATCGTACACGGGATGGAGCATCTTTTGTTCTTCGTTGCTGTTGCTCCAATGAAATTTCCATATGCATCTACCAAAACTCTGACATCTGGTCTTATTCTGATATGTGCAATCGGAATAACACTTTCCACTCCAAGTATTTCATATTGTTTTAAAATTTCGTTCCGTTCGCTCATTTTTTCCCCTTTATGCAATTTCAATTACTTCTGCTTCTTCAACAATTACTTCGTTTTCGTCATTCCCATAAGAGTAAGAGTCCCCACCGATTATTACAATGTTGTTTCCATCGTAGATAGATGATTCTTCAATAGCTCTTTCGATTATCTCTTTTGCTTCTTCTGCATCATCAGTGTCAATCAGTTCGAACATTGCGTATCCACATACGCCGTCCATTTCCTCTGGTTCTTCTGTGTCATATGAACTGCACTCATATTCTTCATTCCACTCAAAGCTGTTTCTGCAAATGTCACCAATTTTATATTCTTCATCCGGGCAACAATGGCGAATTGCTACCACGCTATAATCATTTTCTTTAATTGTTTCTAAGATTTTTTCTACATTCATCATCGTTCTTACCTCCTATAATGTGTTCCTCTCTTAACTGTCTTTATTATATCATAGTGGTGTCCACTAGTCAAGTGTTTTATTGGCTTTTCTTCATATTTTTGATATTATAATTATCGGAAAGTAATGCTTGAGAATGATGTAAAAGTATGGTATGAATTAGGCATTAACTGCCAAAAACAGCACTTGATGAATAGACGTTCATCAGTGCTGTTTTTCTTTTATATCTCTTCAAGCCATCCAACCCTTGAATTTTCAAATACACCATCAGAAAGTTGTTCGTCAAACTCTTCTTCGCATTCTTCTGCTGTATCTCTTGTGATTCTGATTATCGAATATTTGTTTTTGTCTAGTCTGCGAATTGTTCGAGAAATTCAATCACGTCCGCAACGGTTCCAAGTTCTACTTTTTCACTGTTCGGATTGTCTGAACAATAAAATCTGTCACCGTCCTTCCAAAATGTAAAACTACTATCACTGTAAACAGTAAATGCTTTTTTCGTTAATTCGTTCGTACCTGTAAATTCATATTTTTTCATCTTCTTTTCCTCCTTAAATTCATTTGTCTTCTTTAACTGTCTTTATTATAGCATAGTGGTGTCCACTAGCCAATGGTTTTCATTTTTTCTTTCTTAATAGTTATCACTCCGTCTTTTTCTTCCAGAACGACACTCCTATCCTCTTCCGTAACTCCAAGTGCCTTTATCATCCCTACTGGAATAGAAATGCGATAGTTTTTTGTGTTCTTGCCGGACGTACCCCCGGCTTTATTTATCATGACGTTTCTTTTTGCTTTCTCCATTACTATCTCCTTTTTTATCGCAATATTGCAATCACTTCCGCGTTTCTTATAATGATTTCGTCTTTATCGTTTCCGTATTGCATTACGTTTCCACCGATTAAGTATGTTTTTTCTACGTAAGATTTTACAGCTTCAATCATTTCTTCGATATTGTTTTCAGATACTTTAAGTGCACATGTGCCGTCAAGTTCTCCACCGTCGTAGAATCCGACATAAGGACTGCCTAAAATGCTTTATTAAATCATTATGCATGTTTCGTTTTCGCCCTCGTAATTGTCTTCCGCTTCTTCCGCTTCTTCCAGGCTTGAGCAGATCGCTATTGTTTCATGGCTAGGTATTTCAACGACTTCAATTTTCATCTCTGTGCTTTCTAATGTGTCAATAAAATCTGTCTGTACAAATTTGCTTTCGTCTTCGTCATATTCAAATTCATTTTCTTCAATTACATACTCTTCAACCTTGTAGAATGTCATTCCGTGGTAAGAAAATTTGCTAACATCTGTTTTACGTTTTGCAAGTTCCTTTTTCGCTTCCTCCAGTGTATCGAATGTTTTTATATATTCCGGCGAATCGTCAAAAGCCGTGCATCCTTCTTCAATTTCTTTTCTATCTTTATACTTAATTTCTGCCGTTCTTTTTACTAAATCATATTTTTTCATTTTTCTTACCTCCTATAATGTGTTCCTCTCTTAACTGTCTTTATTATATCATAGTGGTGTCCACCAATCAAGTAAAAAATAAAAGATTTCAATTATTTTCAAAATCTTTTTCTATTAATCTATATATTTATATTTTCGGTTCCCGTCTTTATTTTTCTTAATCATATAATAGAATCTTGGTCTTTTCTTCCTTTTCTCCACTTCCTACCGCTGTTGGGATGATGGTTGGAACACGAGAAAGTACCTATTAATATATGCTAAAATGTATGTCTATGTCATCTCCTGTGATAACTACCTTTTCAACACACTCTTTTAGCACCTTGTTTTTCTCGGAATCCGTCAGTGTATCCCACACGTTGGACATCTCTTTTATTTTCTCTATCTTTTCTCCCCGTCCGGCTTTCTCCCGGATGTCTTCTGCCTTTAATTCTTCCCGTAGGTTTTTCAGTGTTTTTTCTTCTGCCTGGATAACATCCAAAAGCGTATCTGTACCGGAGTTACCGCTTGCATACAATGTGTATAGGCGTTTCAGTTTTGCTTCGCTTAGTGATATCTCTTTTTCTATCATCTTCCGAGTGCTTTCAGATTCATTCTCTTTTTCTTCGACATTAACGATGAATCGTTTAAAACAGTCCTCTACTTCTTTTTCTACCACATCTGCCCGCACCTTTTTATTCTTGCAAGGGTTCCCTGTCTTAGATATATGCTCTTTTCCCTTGTACTGTGAGTAACATACTATCTTGGTGTACTTTCCCCACTTCTGCATCCGCATTTTAGTACCGCATTTTCCACAGTAGCACAACCCGGTAAGCATATACTTGTTGCTTACATAAGCATTTGTGGATCTCTTTTTTATCTCTTCCTGTACTTCGTAGAATAGTTTTTCGTCTATGATCGGCTCGTGTAAACCTTGGTACACTCTTCCTTTGTACTGTATCTTACCTACATAGGCTATTCTCCTAATAATGTTCGATACAAGCTTCTCCGAATGCATCCCGAGAATTTTTTGAATCCTATCACACGAATACCCATCACGGAACATCTGAAAGACAGCTTTTACCTTTTCTGCTTCTTCCGGGATGATATGTAATATCCCATCGTTCCTGTCGTACCTATATCCATAAGGTATCGTACCGCCACCCATCCACAGTCCACGCTTTACACGTTCCACCATTCCGGCTCTTGTACGCATATAGATAACCTCACGCTCATACTGCCCCATGACAGCATTAACGCCCAACATCACACGATCCATCGGTGTTTCATTCCGCAAATCCTCTGTAGCCGATACTACCTCTACATTGTATTTTGGTAAGAGCTTGCTCACGAGCGTAAGCGTATCTACAACATCACGGCTCATTCTATCAAGCTTGTAGATGTATACTGCCTGTATTTCTCCGGCTTCTGCATCTTCCAGAAGTTTCTGTATGTTCGGCCTTTGGATATTGCTCCCGGAATATCCCCCGTCCACATACCATCTGGCTATCTTCACGCCCCTTTTCTTGGCAAGTTCCTTTATCTTGTCTTCTTGGACATCAAGACCGTACTTTTCGGTCTGTGCTTCTGTAGACACTCTCATATAACCTACATTTAATTTTTTCATGTCAATTCTCCTTTCAATTAAAAAAGAATTGACCAAGATTCTATCAAGGTCAATTCTAAAATATCACTTATTTTTTGTCAACTTTTCTGAAAGAATCCTTTTTACCGCCTTGTTATGGATTTCATATTTGGAAAGTTCTTCTTTTGTCACCTGTTTACCGTTCACAAAAACTCTTACCATCCGCATCACTCCTTTTCGGTAGTATTCCCATGTTTGTTCCTTTTATGCCGGAATCAGCTTATCAAATCCGCTTTCCTGTGCAGTCTCAAAAGGTCATAGTACATATAGATTGCTTTTCTTCTGTATCCTTGGAAGTCTTTTCTTGCAATTGGTATCCAGTACCTTTTGCTTATATAGTCATATCCAATGTCCAACACAAGAGACGCAAAAAGTACATTGGCCAAATCATTATTTGAACATTGACAAGCTTCCAATATAAGTCTCTGGTCATAATCCCTTGCCTTATTGCACCAATTCAATGTTTTTTTCTCATCTTCTTCGCTTATGAAGTAGATATCACCGTGTGCCCCTCTCAGATATTTGTCTCTTACTCCGGCCATTAATCAATCCCTTCCTTTTTGCATATCCTAATACATCACTTTTAACCAAATAGTAGTTTTTCTTTCTTTTTACCGTCTTCTCCTTTGTTTTTTCTTCCAATGCATTCATCATTAAGCGCATCCTTTAATATCATTTTCTTTACTCATAACTGTCTACTACCTCCAACTTCTTCAAGTCCTCAATAAGCCACGGTTTGTCATCTGACCATTTGACCATTGGGAGGTCGATGTCAACCATTCTCAAGCTTTTGCATTTTTCGAATCCAACAACTTTCCAAAAATCAAACGTCTTGAATGGCTTTCTGATATAGACATATAAACCGCCATCCATATCTCTTGCTATATAATGCACATTCGCATTGATATAATCTAAAAACGCTCTATCCATCTTGCTAATCACCGGCTTTTCGACGTGTTCGGATTCAAGCCATTCTTTCATTTTTTCTTTGCATCTACTTATGCCACTCTCTCTGAACAAACAATGTTCACAAATTATTTCACTGCAACCCTTTAATTCTCCTGTTCGTTCATTAACAGCACCATATTTGCAAGCAATCTCAATAATCTCGCTTGCGTACTTCTCATCTCTTCCACCTCGTTTTACAATTTCAATGGCTCTATCCAGTCCATCTCCGTATCCGTCATAATACTGGCACGTATCCGCTTCGCAGACAGCTATATCATCATCTGCCTTATCGGATAGTACTTGTAGCTTTTCGATAACCTTTTCTGGATCATAAGCTGTCGGTCTTCCAACTATGTATCCTATCGCAAGGCTCATTCCCTCTATAACATCAAGATTGTATTGGTATTTCATACGGTCCATATCAATTCTCATTCTTCTTATAAGCTTGTCCGCATCAATCAGTCTCATAATCGCCCTCCTTGTAAGGTTCCGGCAACGGCATCCATGCAACACAGTTATACATTTCTTGTCCATCATCGCCATATGCCATATATCCCGCTTCGTCTTTACACAGAAGTCCAACTAACATATTTCCTCTATCATCGCAACAAAGTACGGTACCTTTTGGCATTCTTTCATTACATGGAATCCATTTCATTTGCTGTCCTCTTAAAAGTGTATCTTTTAATTCCTTTTTGGATATTATTTTTAGTAAAATGTTGCAACAAAAAGGTGTTATTGTCTGAAAAATAAACTCTTCTTCCGTTTCTCGTACTTTTGTTGCATAATCAACTGTAATTTTTTCTATGTCTGCATTTTTGATCTCTTTATTCACTTTTCTACACCTCTCTTTAGCTCTTTTATCTTTTCGTCATATTCTTTAGCTGGAACGATTATGGCGCACAATCTAACATCGTTTCTATCCACGCCGTGATTTTTGAAATGGCAATCTCTTTTTAGATTTACATACTTATCGCCGACACAATATGCAAAATCTATCAGGCAGAGCGGGTTCTCTCCTATTATGTAAGTCTCGATAATAACTCCGTCCCCATAACCTCTTAAATATTCATAATATGCCCATAGAGGTTTGCTTTTGTCTTTTTCAGATACGATCTCGCCAGTGCTTCTGTCTACCCAGTACATTTATTCCACATCTTCATCTGCCGGGAATTGAAAAATATTTTCCTCCGCAAACGTTTTTAAAAGTTGTTCTATTTCATCTGTTTTCCGAAAACTCATAGCCATAGTGAGTGAGTTCATTCCGTGGCTTCTTATTTTGCACCATGCGTACCTGTTTCTGCACATTTCCATAGCCTTGATCGCTTTTTCTTCGGTGGAATAGCTTGCAAAACTGCCATATACGTTATCTAGCGTCCATACAGATATTATTGTCCCTTTTCTTTCCAAATCTGCATTTTCGTAAGTGACATCAATCGTTCCATCTTGACTAATTATTCTCATTGTCTTCATCCTCCTTTACATAATCCAGGCATTCTTCCATGTATTCATCAGTTCCATGATGCTTCCGGTTCGGCTTCGACCTCGACATCATCATCGTACATCTCCATAATATCTGTGATATCACAGAACGCTCGATCTAACCGCATCATGAAAATGTCAAATTCATCTATGGATCTTAATGAATTGATATCAAGTTCGCTTTTGAATCTCATGATACAGAATCTATTGCTTTTCGATTCGTACAAATGAATTACCTTTGTCAGTTTCTCATCCTCTTCGCATTTGAAAACCAAATCACAAAATCTTCCTCCGAATATGTTATCTCTTATATGCACATCTACTTCTGCCGTCACGTTCTGATATCGTGGTTCATCATCTGTGTAGACTTCAAGGTCAGATGTATCAAGATTCTTGCTGACATATTCCTTGTATTTCTCGAATACATCTTCCAAGCTGATTACATCTTTGTCCGGCTCTGTCATAAGGCTCTTGAAGTTTCCTAAGATTTCTTTGTTGTCAATTAGGTTTGTGCTGTTAATGATTTCTGTAAGAACTGTATCAAGTTTTACTGTATATTCGTCAAGATTTACTCTTTCGATTGTCGGTGCCATTACTTCTTTTACTTTTTCATCGATAACCTTTTTTGCATCACCATTCCATTTGAACTGTTCTTCGATACTGCTTTTCAGCGCTTTAGTCACGGCATCAGACACAAGCTCTTCAACTGTTCCGTCATTCAATTTATCTGTTACTGCTTTCACTATTCTTTCTTCAAATGTACTCATAATTCGTTCCTTTCTCCCTGGCCATCTATTCATCTTTATCTTCAAGTGCCATCTCACTGAATCTCTTCAAAACATCTGGAATATTCATTCTCTCAATTGTTTCTTTCGCAAGATTCTCTTTCAATTTCTGTTCCAGTGACTTCACAAGACTTTCTTCCACTTCTCTTTTTGCAGTAGCAATCATATTTTCTACTTTTGTGCCAAGTTCTTTTTCCAAATATTGTCTCGTAATAAGATCGGCAGCCGATAATTTTCTGTCACTAGAAAAACTTGCAATGCATCCATCTCTATCGTATCTCTTTTCTGTAAGGAACAATTCAAACCTTTCTCCTACATACTCGGACAGAGGTTTATACGTTACCTCTTCACTCCAAGTGTTCTTCTTTTCCGGAATAATAATCTTTCCAATCTTCTCCTCACACACATTCGCAACGAACTGGTCTACGGTTGCCTGTATCGTTCCTTCTGCTTCAAGAATCTTTTCTGCGATTTTATCATCAACTGCTTCCACAGCTTCTGTTGTTGCTTTTTTTAGAAGTGCATCCTTAATACCACTAACAACTTGCTCCTTGATTTCTTCATCAATTGTATATCCGTCTTCTACATCCACCCAGTCCAATTCTACCTCAATATTAAATTTCGCCATTATAATCCTTCCTTTCTCCTTAAAAATGAGTAAAAAAATACCAACCACCGAATACTGATGGTTGGTAGATGAAATTATGCTTCTTTATACTGTTTCAAATCTGATTCGCTTAGTTTTTCAAAAACAAATCCGCAATCAAGACATATATACCTTTGCGTTTCAACCGACATTATATTTGCAGGTTCTGTACAGGTTACATTCCCTTGCACACTTACTTTTTCTGGAATTCGTTTTGTTAAGGCTGTACTTCCACTAATTCTTTCGGTATTTTCGCTTTTACAAAATGGACATTTCATTGGCATTTTCCTCCCCGTATATTTGATACGAAAATTATACCATTCCAACCATCAATATTCAATTGTCAAGGTGCTTTCATGATTTTTCTCCACGTTTACAAATATCTAAAGCACAATGCATACATCTTTTGCTCCCAGTCACACCGAGATAAAAGCTCGTCAAAATCCTTTTCCGGCATGAACTTTATCCCGTAATGCAATCTGAATATGAATTTATATAATTCTTCAAACATTGCTACTCCTTGTATTTCTTCAAAATCTCTGTAATTGCTTTCATGTGATATGCCATGTTTATGATATCTTCATCTTTAATCGAACCAAGACCGTATTTCCTATCAAAGTCCTCAAACGCACGTCTTCTATCTTTAAATTGTTTAAACATGATAGCTAATTCATTTTCTTTTTCCGCATTTTCATCATACTCATAAAAAATCACATTCTTATCATGTTCTCCGAATTGATCTGTCTCAATCTTTGTCCGTTTCGGAGTAATTCTTGTAATTTTTGCCGAAGTAATTAACTGGTGTCGGAATGATGATTTCCATCCGCAGCTCACCTCTCTTGCAACTCCTACCACATCCCCGACTTTCAATGTGTCTTTATCTATCTTTTTTAATTCAATGTGCATAATTAATCTCTCCAATCAAATGCTTTTCCACATTTAGGGCAATAATATATATCTGTCCCATCAAGTACTCCCGGTTTATGTGTTGTTGTAAATCTTCTTTTGCACTGCGGGCATTCCCACAGCGAACAAGTATCGCTCCTGTTATGTAGAAATATCGGTTTTTCTGGAATTTGTTTTCTAAGTGCCATATCTACCTCGCTTGAATCGAATTCAATTTTATTCACTGCTACATCTGGTCTTTTAGCCATATTTTTTACCTTTCTACGCAAATCTTATTTTTTCTGCAATTGCTTCGATCACATTTACAGTTACTCCATTTCCGGCTTGCTTATACAACTGGCTGTCAGAATTTACAAATGCTGCTTTTTCAAAGTAATCATCTGTCCATCCTTGAAGTCTAAAACACTCTTTCGGAGTCAGTCGCCTGATTGCTATGTAGCATTGGTATTTTTCATACCATACAGCATATACGGTCAATTCTTCGGATACCTGCACGAAAATCCCTTGATTGCAACTGGTGTCTAAGGTATTCGCAACATCACGCCCAACTCTTCCTCTTCTTGTTTTACTTCCAGGAACAGCTAGATTTACGCTATCAACGCCTACTCTGCATTCTTGATATCCTTGTTTTGTTGCTTCTTTAACCTTGATTGCAACTCCGTGCCTGTCCTGTCCTGTTAGTGTGAACATCGGTTCTTCATCGTCTTTGAACCTCCGTCCATTCTGTCGCTTTTTCGCTCGATCAGGTGTAAGAACCGGAATTGCAACTCCACTTACTTCTGCTTTATGATTTGTGATTCCTTTGCTGTATCTAGCCTGTAAGCACCTTGCCTTATTAGTTAGCTCTGATTTTTGATAGCTCAAATCTATAAAACACGGCATTGCTACGTGATGTCCTCTTCCTCCTCCGGCCGCTGTGTCTAATGCTTCTGTGATTCCTTCCTGTGAGAATACTTGTGTATTTCTCCTGTAACCGTCTCTGTGACCTATTATTTGAATACTATCTTCTCTGTCTGCTCTTTCGACAGGAAATACTTCTGTGGAACCTCTGCTTCTAAGATGTCCGATAATGAAGCACCTTTCTCTGTTTTGTGGCACTCCGAAATCTTTGGAGTTGAGCACCTGCCATTCTGCATCATACCCCCCCTGCTCCATTTCAATGAGCAATCTGGCGAAATCCCATCCTCCATTAACACTAAGCAAATTCTTAACGTTCTCAATGAAAAGGTAAGTGGGTTTATCTTCTTCTTTGAGCTGTCCGATAAGGTACATAACTCTGAAAAACAAGCTCGAACGGTTTCCTTGAAATCCAAGTTGCTTTCCTGCGACTGAGATGTCTTGGCATGGGAATCCGAAACACCAACAGTCTGCTTTTGGAATATCATCGGCACACACTCTTCTAACGTCATTTGCGTACCATTCTCCATTTCTGTATTCATCGTTTAAAATCTCCTTCTGTCTTTTCTTCTGTGGTAATTCATCCAGCCTCTTTCTTTGTTCGTCCGTCAGAAGATGCATGGAAATATAACTCGCTGTAGCAAATTTATCAAATTCGCAAAAACCAACGCATTCATGTCCGGCAAGTTCCATTCCTCTTCGGAAACCACCTATTCCGGCGAACCAGTCTATAAATTTCACTCTCACATCCCCCAATCCTGTCTTGAACTATCATTCCCGGCTACTCCTTTACTCGGCAGGTTTCTTCGTACACTGTAAAGAATTTTCCCTCGTGCTCCTTACAGTATTCTTCCAAAATCCTTTTCATTGACATCTTGAATGTTTCATCTTTTACTTCCGTGACATCTTCCTCGTACACGCATCTTCTCCTTGAGCCTGTATCTTCAATCACTCGAACAATGCAAGCAAACTCAACCTCAACTTCTTTCTTCTCATGATCTGCTTTCCACTGCTTAAGGATTTCAAGATATTCTTCGGCGTGTTCTTTTTCAAACACGTTACACCTTTCACCGTATTTTTTTCGTGCTTTAAAAACCGGGCATTCATTACAATTTGAACTTGAGCACAATTTTCCAGATAATTTAATTGCTTCTTCCGCACTCATTTCTTCTACCGGTTCAAGCATTTCATCTGTAAAATTATATGGTGTTTCAAGTACTTCATAATATCCACCATAATTAACTCTTGCGATTGTAATTTCCATTCCTTTAAATTTATTCATTTCAAAATTGAATGTAATACCGCCATAATACTCCTCGCATTTCAAGTCACTTCTTACTTTTACCTTATCTCCAACCTTATATTTCATCTTTCACACCTACGCTTTCGTCATAATTCCATTCACTACTACACCGTCTACTGGCAGTACCATGCATTTTCTTCCGTCAACTTCCTTGATTTCTAAATTGCTGATGAAATCTGCATCGATAGTTATCTTTCCCTCTGGAACCTGGATATTAACCACCTTGTTGTCGCAAATGTTACTTGCCATAACAGGCACATTCCCGATGTTCTCCCGGTAAGCATCCTCAAACATTTCCATCTTTTCATCCGGTACGCCGTTGCTACTAAATATCTTTTCCAGTTCGTTTTCGCCCATTTTGTACGGCTCCAGGTCTTCTGCATGGCGTTCCATCTCTTCGGATATGCCCTCAAAGATGTCTTTCACGGTCTTGCTGTCTGCATCTTCTCCAAGTACATCCTCTAACAACTTACCGAATTTATCTTTCTCTTCATCGGCAGATGCAACAAAATCAATTCCAAGTACCTCTCGAACCATTTCTTCTTGTACCTCGGCAGACTTCCGGGTGTAATAGAGTGTGCTATGTACATCCATCTGTCGGTCGTTAAATGCCGGGAATAGAAATCCTTTGTCCGGCATATCTACTACCCAATCACGGGTTCTCTCTTCCATCCGTTCATCTTTCCCGTTGTAAGTAAGACCGGCTTTTGAAAGTTTCACCGGGCAGATGCAACAGAGAATGAAATCGTATACTTCCTCAGATGCATCTTCCAACATTTCTCCGTCCGATGTCTTTCCCGGTACGTCATATACTGCATGGATAAGTACGATGTAGTAATTCTCAGCGCAGTCATAAGACGTAAGAATCTTTTCGTAGAATTCGTCCAGTAATGCCGGGTCTCTCAGTTTGCTTTCCCTCAGATTCATCAACAGTTCATGTTCTTCGCCCTCTAGGTCACTGCTTCTGCTTTCTTTCAGCTTGTATTCCAGGTTCAACAGGTTCTTTCCGATTTTCCCGGATAACGTCTTCTTGAAAATGTCAAAATACTTAAATGCCTGTTCTTCCGGCAGTGAAAGAAACGCTTCTTCTCTTTCCATCCGTTTCTCTTTTTCTCCATCCACGTAGCATCCGGCTATACGGGTGATTGAACAATTCTCCGGTGTGAATTGTTTTCTGATTTCCAGTACTTCTTTTTTATTCATCTTCTACCTCCACAAGTTCACCGTTCTTTAATGTGTACCATGTGTTTTCTTTTACTTTTTCGCCATCCACACGAACCATTAACGATCCTATAAAATCCCACGCTTCTTCTTTCCAGTACCGTGCATCATTATCAATCCGTTCCCATTCCGCAAGAACAAGTGTGGATCCTTTTACGCCTTTTGCCATTGCTTCTGGTCCCCAAGCTACAGCTACGCTATTTGGGTTTTCTGCTGCCGACTTTCCTTTGTAGCCTGTCGCACTGGATGCCCCACAGTTGCCTGTCGCACTGGATGCCCCATAGTCGCCTGTCGCACTGGATGCCCCTTTGTAGCCTGTCG